AAATGGCAGAAACCCTCCTACCTATCTTGCTATGGATAAAGTAGTGAAGAACTCACATGCAATACGTCTCCTTAGTCCGCTAAGCAGACAGCAGAAAGAGATCGTGCACTTGATAACCTGTGGATACCTATTGTAGCGTAGCCTAATATTCAATTATAAGGCGTCCAAGAAGGCTTGTCCCCTAAACTTGCGTCGGCTAGCTCCAAGAAGTTGAAATACCCTATCATTTTAGAATAATAATTAAAACAGCAATAACATGAATCATAGCAACCATGAAATGGCTGTACGACTATGTCATCACTAATTTTAATATCACTCTTCAATGGGAGGATATTGAACACTTTCTTAAAGCCTGGGACAACCTGAAAAGAACAAGGGGTAAGAAGACTGCCATTTCATATATGAAAAGGGCAAGACTTCATACAACTCGGTTCCTATCAGGCGACCCGCTTAAGCAAAGAGACAAGGTTCTTCTTTCTCGAGACTACCTCCCTAGGGCTCTTCTAACGAAGAACGCTAGGAAGGCGGTTAGAGAAGGAAGAACTTGAGATCTTAGAATCGTACTCACTCTACTAACAATCAGTAGGATAGAAACCCTACCGGTTGAAATAGATCTAAGTACGATTGAAGATAGATGACACGGTTCCGAGTACACACCTCTAATTAACTTCATTAAGTCTAAGCGACTTAGTGAAGAAAATCCGAAGTGAAACATACCGCACTGGACCACAAAGATAGGTCCATCAGGTCCTGCTCTGGCAACAGCGCATGAACTAATGGGTAGCCTACCTCTGAGGCTCAGGCAGAGTGTTACTGTACTTGGAGGTCTTGCCTTCTCTGCCTTCATAGCTAAGATGGACTCTACAGCACCAAAGCTTGGGAAGGCTCTGGTCTATAGGAAAATCGCAGCTATTGAAGATAAAGAAGGTAAAACGAGAGTCATCGCTATGATAGATTGGTGATCACAAACAGTTCTTAAGGTTTACCATGATTTCTTTATGGATAAACTTAAGAGACTGCCTGGTGATGCAACATACCATAACCTCAACGTTGTGGACTGGCTATCAAAAGGAAAAGGAAAGTATTACAGCTTCGACCTTAGTAGTGCTACTGACAGATTCCCGATGGTTATCCAAAGAGAATGTGTAGCAGCCTACTTCGGTGAAGTTGTAGCAGATTCCTGGCAAGACCTGATAACTGGTTATGAATTTATTACACCTACTGGTCAATCAGTACGTTACCGAACTGGTCAACCAATAGGGGCATATAGTTCATGAGCAGTATTCAGTTTTGCCCACCATATGATCCTCCAATATGTAAAGTCTGTTCACAAAGGAACAAGATATTGCATCCTGGGAGATGATGTGGTGATCCGAGGTGATCAGGGCGCCGAACTGTACAAGGGAATCCTAAAGATTCTCGATGTACCAATTTCTGAAACGAAAACTCATGTATCAGATGACACATTTGAATTCGCCAAGAGATGGTTTAGGCATGGTGAGGAAATCACTCCTTTTCCTCTTAACTCATTTAAACAAGCACAAGGTCGGTACGTTGACCTTGGAGCCTGCCTAAATGAAGTTAATAGAAGATGAGGTATTGGTCTCCTGCCCCCGGTACTTGTTGTCGATTACCTCAAGAAAGTGATAAAACTGCGAACAAAGATGGCTGAATACGTAAGTAGACAGACACTTCGTTTCGCAAGTTATATCGCAATCCTAAACAGCGCTCAAAATATGAACATCTTCAAGATTGAAGGGTTTATATCTAGGGACTGTCTAATCA